TACCCATATCACATCACCGTCCTTTCATAAAAATAAAAGACCACGAGTGTCGTAGACGCTCTCGGTCGTATCGTTGCCGCACCGGATGGCACGGTCCAAGGCCATGACAGTTGCCACAGCACCGTCGATTTTCTCTGTAGACTTTTCCTTGTCCGGCTTGATGTTACCGGCAGGATCGGTCCGCACATAGATGTTGTCCATCATCCAGCGGAGCACCGGGTGGCCGCCGTGGGCGATGCGTTCCTCTAAGACCAGCTTCATCAGCTCTTTGGTCGGAGGGCTCATATCCTTAAAGCCCTGCCCGAAGGGGACGACCGTAAAGCCCATGCCCTCAAGGTTCTGGACCATCTGCACGGCTCCCCAGCGGTCAAAGGCGATCTCACGGATGTTGAACCGCTCGCCAAGCCGCTCGATGAACTTTTCAATATAACCGTAATGGACCACGTTGCCCTCAGTGGTTTGCAGGAAACCTTGTCGTTCCCACACATCGTAAGGAACATGATCCCGGTTGACCCTCTGGTCGATGTTTTCTTCCGGTATCCAGAAGTACGGCAGGATCACAAACTTGTCATCCTCATCCATCGGAGGAAAGACCAGCACGAAGGCGGTTATATCCGTGGTGGACGAAAGGTCCAAACCGCCGTAGCAGACCCGACCTTCGAGGTCATCTTCGCTTGTAGCAAAAGCGCAGCGGTCCCATTTCTCCATAGGCATCCAGCGCACGGCCTGTTTGACCCACTGGTTAAGCCTTAGCTGCCGGAAGGAGTTCTCCTCGGCAGGGTTCTGCTTTGCGGATTCACAGGCGGCTCGAACCTTGTCGATGCCGACCGTGATACCGAGCGAGGGATTCGCTTTCTTCCAGACCTTCGGGTCCGTCCAGTCGTCGTTTTCATCGGCACCGTAGATGACCGGGTAAAAGGTCGGGTCAATCTTGCGGCCCTCGATGATGTCTTTTGCTTTCTGGTGCGTTTCATAGCAGATGGATTTGGTGTCCGTCCCGGCTGTGGTTATAAGGAAGTAAAGCGGTTGCATACGAGCATCGCCGGAGCCCTTGGTCATAACATCAAAGAGCTTCCGGTTGGGCTGGGTGTGTAGCTCATCGAACACCACGCCGTGGATGTTGAAGCCGTGCTTCGAGTATGCTTCTGCTGACAGCACCTGATAGAAACTGTTTGTCGGGAGGTACACGATGCGCTTTGTGGCCGTCAGGATTTTGACCCTGCGGTTGAGGGCCGGGCACATTCGGACCATATCGGCTGCGACCTCAAAAACAATCGAGGCCTGCTGCCTGTCCGCAGCGCAGCCGTAGACCTCCGCACGTTCCTCACCGTCGCCGCATGTGAGCAGAAGTGCGACCGCAGCCGCAAGCTCCGATTTACCCATCTTCTTGGGTATCTCAATGTAGGCGGTGTTGAACTGCCGGTATCCGTTGGGCTTGATGATTCCGAAGATGTCTCGGATGATCTGCTCCTGCCAGTCGATCAGCGTGAAGGGCTTTCCTGCCCATGTACCTTTGGTGTGACAGAGGCACTCGATGAACGAGACAGCGTAGTCGGCCTTGGTCTTGTTATAGACGGAGTCCTTTGCTTTGAACTTCGTCGGTGTGTATTTCTTCATTCGCCTCAAGTGTTATCACCTCCAAAAAGGCATAAAAAATAGCCGCCTGAAGCGACCGTCATAACGAGGAACAGAGCCGAGCGGCTCATGTCCCAAGGGTATTTACTTTACCGGGGTTTAGAAGTTTTCGGTATGTACCAATATTTCGTAGGCCAATTGAGTGTCTTCGTCGACCGGCTGAACATCCCAGCCTCTGTCGTAGTTGCAAACGATCTCGCCATTGCGCTTAAGCATCAGCTTGGAAATCCTGCCGCCGTCGATTCCGAACTCGGAGCCTTCGTCGTACTGCTTGAACCAGTAATGGAAGATGCTGCCGTGGACCCGTAGGCTGCCTTCGTGCCAGAGGCGTTTTTCCTCGTTTGCGGGGACCGGGTTGACTTTGATCTTAAAAAGGAAGTCGCCGGTGTTGGACACGCAGAAGTCTTCGACTATGCAGTTGCTGAAACGGTCCGGAATGTCTCGCATGCTGCCTTCAAAGAAGGTGGTATCAAGTTGGCGGTTGGTCAGCGTCACCGTGGCATTGCGGCTGATCAGATCGTAGAACTTTTCCAGTCTAATCATTGTCGGTCCCTCCTTAATACTTCGTAGCCTTGTGGCTGTCGAGGTTCTTGAAGAAGGCGTCAACCTCAGCGAGGCTGGAAAGGACGTCTTCGTAGGCTCCGAGGCCGCTCTTCTTGATGATCCTGTAGTAGCCCTGACGGTTCTTCAGAACTCCGAGACCGTTTGCTTCGGCAATCTTGGTAGACGTGCGGGTGAGCTTCCCAAGGCTCTGGATCTCGTGGTCTTCGCCTTTTTCAAAGGCTGTCTTGCAGTTGGTGTGGTCGATGTAACGCATCGTGGTTTCCTCCGTTTGTGTGTATTTCCTTTCGGTAGTGTATATATCACTCTAAACGCCTGTAATAGCAAGTCATTTCTGCAATATAAACCGAAGTATTCTACACAAATATTCGGGCTTGGAATTGTGTACTTTATGCCTCTCCGTAGAGGATGAAATGCACATATTCCTTGCGATGCTCCTCAATGAAGACCACCAGCTCATAGAAGTCTCGCTCGTAGGCCAGCCGCTGCACCATGTTTGTATCAAACATATTCGTCAGGCCGGTGTCCCGGATGGCGAGGATCTGCTTTTTGATCGTCTCAGTCATCGTCGCTCACCACCCTGCAAAGGTCTGCGCCGTATGCGACTGACAGGCCGGAGCCGTTGTCCCATGCGACCATGATGGAACCGATGTCGTCCACGCCGAGGACCGTTCCTTTCGTCCCGATGGGAGGGGCCTGAACATCGTCCATCTGCAGGAGCTCCACCCGTGTACCGGGCTTGTACCGGCGACGTAAGCCCTCAAGGGCCGCTTTTGAAATCACTCGCATGATTCCACCTCCGTTTTCTTTGCGCCGCTCTTGAAGGCCGAGGAGCCGGAGAGGTTGCGGAGCAGGATTTTACGTTCAGTCTTGTAGTCGTCACCGATGAAGCCCAGCCTCAAAAGGAAGCAGCGGAATGCGTACTTGTCGTTGTCGACCGGCTTTTCCTTGGCGGTGATCCGCTTCTGGTTTAGTGCCATCTCACACAAGGCTGCGATGAAATGCGAGTAGGCTTTGATCTCTTCGGGAGAGGGCAGCTCCTTGAACCACGGGAAGGCGATGCGGTCGTCCTTGAGTTCAATGCGGATGTCCTCGATACCAAGGGCCTTCTTGATCAGTTCTCCTTTGGCATCCAGCAGCTTGGTGAGGTTTCCAACCGAGACCTTTTCGAGCGGGATCTCAATCGTCAGGCCAGTTTCTTCGGCTTCGGCCTCGTCTTTGACCGGGTTGAATCCGGCTGCGGCAAGGGCGATGATGACCGCCTCGATGGTGTCCTGATCCGTGCGCTCGTCCCAGACCATCGTGCCGTCTTTCTCAACGGTGATGTTGCTGATGACGAAGGCGCAGGTGGGCATGAATTTGTAGACGGCCTTCATGCCGACCACCTTGGAGATGATGCCGACCAGTTCTTTGCGGTCCTGCCCGGTGACGTTGTAGTGTAGTGCTTTCATGGGGTTACCTCCTTGTTTTTTTGGTACTGTATATATCACTCTGAAGCCACAGAATAGCAAGTCATTTCAGCGAAATATATGTACCGATTATCGTAGAAAAACAGGAGCCTCAATTGTCTACATTAGCTACTTCGTCGAAGCGGAAAGTCACGCCGTCACGCTGCACCGTCACACCATCCGAGGAGCCGACCTGTTCGATGTATCGCTTCACAATGACGTCGCAGAACTTCTCGTCCAGTTCCACGGTATAGCAGATGCGATCCGACTGCTCACAGGCAATCAGTGTGCTGCCGGAACCGCCGAAGGGGTCCAGAACCACAGCGTTGCTCATGGATGAGTTCATGATCGGATATGCCAAAAGCGCAATCGGCTTCATGGTCGGGTGATCGCCGTTCTTCTTGGGCTTGTCGAACTCCCAGATGGTGGTTTCCTTGCGACCCGTGTACCACTGGTGTTTGCCGTTTTTCTTCCATCCATAGAGCACCGGCTCATGCTGCCACTGGTATGGAGAGCGTCCGAGCACCAGAGACTGCTTTTTCCAGATGCAGCAGCCGGAGAGGTAGAAGCCTGCATCGGCAAAAGCCCTGCGGAAGTTCAGACCTTCGGTGTCCGCATGGAACACATAGATGGAAGCATCGCCGGTCATGACGGCCTCCATATTGGTGAAAGCGTCGAGCAGGAACTGATAGAATGCGTCGTTTGCCATGTTGTCGTTCTTAATCTTCCCAGCAGAGCCTTCATAGTTCACATTGTACGGCGGGTCCGTGATCACGAGGTTGGCCTTGACGTCGCCCATCAGAGCATCGTAGGTTTCCTTCTTTGTGGAATCGCCGCAAACCAGACGGTGCCGACCGAGCGTCCAAATGTCGCCAGCCTTGGTGAAGGTGGGCTTTTTCAGCTCCTCATCCACATCGAAATTATCGTCGTGAATGCCGTCCTTCAAGCTGCCCTTGAAAAGGTCGTCAATCTCGGCAGGGTCAAAACCGGTGAGGGAAACATCAAAGTCCTCGCCCTGCAGGTCAGCGATCAGCAGGGCCAGCTTGTCCTTATCCCAATCACCGCTGATCTTGTTCAGGGCGATGTTGAGAGCCTTCTCCTTGGCTTCGTCCATTTCAACGACCACACAGTCAACCTCTGTGATGCCAAGGTCGATGAGGACCTTGAGCCTCTGGTGCCCACCGACAACACGACCGGTCGTCTTATTCCAGATGACCGGTTCGACATAACCGAACTCCTCGATGGAGCGTTTCAGTTTTTCATATTCCTCGTCACCGGGCTTCAGGTCCTTGCGAGGATTGTATTCGGCAGGAAGCAGCTCTGCCGTTTTCTTTTTCTCAATCAGCATATAAGACCCCACTCAGCGAACCTCTCGAAACCGCCGATGCGGTCGATGAAGGCCCTTGCTGTTTCTACGATTCTCTCGTATGGAATGCCGTTCACGGCATCGTCACCGATGGCGCAGACAAGCTCGACCGGCGCACCGGTTTCCTGCGCCTTGAGCCATGCGTAAATGTTGATGCTGACGTCGGCTTTGGAGAGGTCCTTGCCGTGCAGACCACCGCCGGTCACGGAGTCTCCCATATCGGAGCCGAGCTTCCGGTTAGTGGCACCGGAGTCAACGTCCGTGCCGCCGGTCCAGTCACCGAGAGGGTTGATCTCGGCATCCGGGAAGACTTCACGCAGATTGCTGGTCTTTGCGTTGCTCTGGCAGAGGATCAGACGGTCGCCGTCCAGAATGTATTTGCCGTCGCTGCCATAGGTGTCATAGAGCTGCTTGGCGATGGCGGTGAGCTTTTTCTGCTCGTCAGTCACCGGGACGCCTTTGAAGATGCCGTTGTCGCCACAATGAATGCCGTCGATCTGGTTGTCGGCCAGATGCTCGTCCTGCGAAACCTCACGGTAGTCCACCAGCAGGTTCCCGGCGATACGGGAAACAGCAGCCTCTACCTCATCAGGAGAGAGGGCCACCGAGGTTTCGCTGATAATATGGCAGATGCCGTGACCGATCAGGACCTCGACGGCGATCTTCGGATTATTCTCTTTTTGATACGCAAGGTCGACAAGAGCACCGGCAATACGGTCGGCCACCTTGTCGGGATGCGCCGGGTTTACTTTTTCAAACATATCAGTTTCCTTTCCGAGCGGTGAGCAGCCGCTCCATCAAATCATCTTGTGGATTTCTGCCGCCGTACTCCACGGCACAGTTTTCTTTCACGATCTGGTAAATCTGATACCAGACCTGATTGACCTGCTTCATGTAGGTCTGGCTCATTGCAACATACGGTGAAGCGATGGCATTGCCGGTGGTGGGATGCTTGGCCAGAAAGCCGAACTCGGATATCGCTTCCTCGCACTGAATCCATCGGGATACTGACATGGCGTACTGCTCAATCAGCTGGTTGTTTACTAACATTTCACAGCCACGAGCCTTGAGCCAGTTCCAAGTATCTCGGTATACCTCTTCGGCACACAGGTCTTTGCCGTTCTTCTGAGCGGCTTTCAAGTATTCTTTGACCGGAGGAACATCCGCTCCTTCGATTTCTGCCGGTTCCGGGAGCACCATCGCACCGTTCAACCTGCCGTCAGCGATTTTATCGGTCAGAGCCTTGGACTTTCTCCCGGCACCGACACGCTGACCGCCTCTCATAGTTCCGTCTTTTGCCACACATTTCACCTCGCTTTCCGGGCTGGGGGTTAATACCCCGTTTGATTTCTGATTTTTGCGCTCGTGACCCCACGCCGCTGTCCGGGTAGAAGGGTCGTAGAGATTTGACCCGCCCCACGGTCATCGGTCACCGAGCTCGTGATGGATCTTCGTGTGGCACGACTGGCACAGGCTCATCAGGTTGCTGGCATCGTGGGTACCGCCTTGGGAAATAGGAAGAATATGATGAACTTCTTCGACCGGTGTTAACCGACCTTCCTTGAGGCACTGCTCACACAAAGGGTGGGCCGCTGCATACCTGTCACGGATACGCTTCCAAGCCCTGCCGTATTTGCGGTTGACATCCGGGCTACGCTCGTACTTGTTGTACCGATCCCGGTCCAGCTTCTCGTGCTCCGGGCAGAAGCGTCTATCAGTAAGCCTTGGACAGCCGGGGTAAGCGCAGGGCTTCTTTGGACTCCTTGGCACATAATCACCTCGCTTTCCGGGCATAACAAAAGCCCTGCGGGAGAGGGGCTCCCACAAGGCTTCCGTATGTTTTACTTTGTCCATCATAATACTATCATAAGAGGCGACTCTCAATCTCTCTCATTTACTCTCATGATGGCAGCCACACAGGAAAGGGCCGTATCGTGCATCCGGTAAATGTGCTGGATGCTGTAATGCATCTCAACCGCAATCTTCTCCCACGAGAGGAAGCACAGATACCGCTTCTCCAGCAGGGTTTGCAGTTCAACATCCGAAACGGCCC